TACCAAATTCCTTAGAGAACGAGCAATAGCTGTCTGATTTTTAATCGCAATAAGGTCATTGGTTAACGGATTAACCTCGAAAGACATGCTAATGTCCTTAAATGACCTACTTATGCGTTGAATCGGCACTATTACTAAGCAAATATAACTTTATTTAGCACCGTATTCACGCACTTTTTTACTTTCCTTGACCTCTTGAGCGTTTTTTTGCCTTATTTCGAGAGGAAGCGGCATACTTAGTGTGTTTTCCCCTTCCTTGACGAGTTTTTTTCGGTGTGGCTTCGACAATTTCACCACCGATAGCACTTCTCATGGGCATTTTAAGATTCCTCCATAGTAAATCGAGACACGGCGGTTAGATAACACGAGTTTTTTCGTGACCAACACGTATCCGAGGATCGCACCAGATGTCATAACCTGCATCGATAGCATCTAAACAGAAACTAACGTCTTCTCCGCACATATCCTGAACAGCACCAGACTCAAACTGTTGCATTTTAGGTGCGAACCAAGGGTATTCCATTTTCTCGTCTTCAAATACACCGTTCTTGATCATTACCCAACCAAAACCTGTGTAATCTACAGTGAAAGGCTTGCGACGTTTGCTGATCGACTCCACTGTTTCGT